GCCCTGCTCAAGGATGCGATAAACGCCGTCGATCTCCGGCTTCAGCGCGTCACCGATGACCTTCCACTCGCCCGACGCGGCCAGCTCGGCAGCTTCCTTCGGGCTGACCATGTGCGCGTACCCGAGCATGGATTCGAAGCGGTCAAGACGAGCGCGGTACTCGAACACCTGACGGGCCGAGTGCATGAACATCGCCGGGTTCGTCGAGTCCTTGGCGTTCCAGAAGTTGTAGCCCGAGTTGCGCTGCGCCTCGTCGAGCTTGCCGCCCGGATTCCACTTCGACCGCCCACGCCCCGACGACACATCCAGCTTCTCGGGACGCACCGCAATATGCGAACGGATCGCACCCGCGTAGTTGTCGCCCCGCACCCCAGCCACCTTCAGCAGCTCGGATTCAAGACTGGCACGGCGAACGGCGAGTTCCGGGTCGAGGCCCTCGTCGATCAGACGCTTCGTGGTGAGAGCCGACAGGTCACGAGCAGCCTGCGCCGCCTCGACGATATGCGGGTCGTTGAGATCCACCTTCTCGCGGATCTGCTCAAGCTCCCCGAGGCGTGACTTCACGCGGGCCAGGTTGCGCTGGTTGACCTTGATGCTCTCGGCGCGGTCAGCATCCCGCAGGCTGTCGAAGCCCCGCTCCTCGTACGCCATCTCCTCGTCGAGGTCTGCGCGCTTGGCCTTCCCGCCCTTCACAACGAGCGTGGCGTCGCCCTTGCGGATGCCCCCGCTGGCCTTGCGCTGGATCTCCTGCTCGAGCGCGTGGTGACGCGTCGTGTAGAACTCCACGAGGTCATCGATGTCGTGACCGCCAGCCACGATCCACACAGCCTTGCGCTTCAGGCCACGCACCTTTGCCAGTGCCTCGCGGAGTGGGCGCAGGTTCGCCGCGTTCTCCCGAGCGGTCGCGCGAGCATCGAGCCGCTTGACGTGGCGGGCGACACGGGACCGGGCGCCGATGATCGGAGCCTCGTCGAAGCGATTGCTGACGCGATCAACGAGCGCCTGTCTGCCAGCAATGACGGGGTTCTCGGACAGCTCGCGTTCGAAGCCCTTGGCGAGGTCGGCGGATTCGATACGGCTGAACTTCTTGGCATCGTCCACGACGCCGAGCAGCTTGCCACCCTTCGCCGCAGCGCCAGCCCCGCCTGTAAATACCGCCAACACATCGAGCGCCGGGCTGAGTGGGTGCTTCGTGAACGCGTGACCCGCAGCGCCGAAGTGACCGCGCCCCAGTTCGCCCCAGAACGTGCCGGGATCCGTGTACGAGTGTCGGATCGCACCGAGGATGTCATCCGTCTGGTACGGCCCATGCGCCAAGCCGACCGCATGCCCCGCGTCATGGACGATCGACGACCCCATGTGGGCCAGTCCGGGGATGAACCCGGTCGCCGTGTCCTGCACGTCATCAACGAGATTGCCGAGGAATCCGAGGAACGCGTTGTGATGCTTCGGCTTGCCGCCGCCGTGGCTTGCGCCACTCGATGATCCGTACTTGCCCATCAGTGGTTCGGCAGGGTGTCGATCGCCTGGCCGGCGAAATCAATAGCGCCAAGAACCCCGTGTCGTCGGTGCGCGGCAGCCCACCCGCCTGGGCCGAAGTATTGCGTGATGATGCGCCGCTGAGCCGGCGTGCTCACACCTCGATTAGCCAGCAGCGCGAGGATGTGGCGGGGGTCCGACGAGTTGATGCTGTCGGGGAACCACTTCGATGCGAGCAACGCCGCCGTCGTCGGGTTCAACCCGGCTCTGTCAGTGAGCAGATTCCACGCGGTTCGCCACGGCTGCGCGACCGGGATGCGGTTTCCGGTTGGCTTTCCGTCCGGCCCCTTCTCCTGCGTGAATACGTGGTCGTATGCTTCCTTCACGGCCGCCTGATACTTCTTCGGAATGTTGCCGTAGATCGACGGGTCGGCGTGATCGTCTGCAGCGTGTCCTGCCGCCTGCGGATCGAGGCGTGCCGCGCCGAGTGCGAGCTGGCCCTGTCGGTAGTTGTCCTCCGACTGGAGCTTCGCCATGTCCACGCCGAGCTTCTGCTGCGCGATCGCCTGATCGAGAGCGGCCGCCTGCTGCGCCTGCTGCATCTGGTACAGCATCTCCGGGCGCTTGCCCTTGTTCTCCGCCATCGCACGATCAAGGTCGCGGATACCAGCCGACGCCCGCAGCGCCTCCTGCTGATTCATCTCCCGCTGAGCCGCGCGACCACTGGCCTGAAGCTGCGCCATCGTCGTACCGAGCGACTGACCCTCACCCTCAAGGTCGTGGATCATGTTGTCAGCCGATGCCGCGACCGCGCCCTGCGTCTGGGCTGCCTCTGTTGCCGCCTGCTGCTGGCCAGTGCCGCCGTTGCTCGGCCCCATCAGGGATCGCAGGTAGTCCTGATTCTTCGCGATCGTGTCCGCCGAGATGCCCTTCAGCTCTGCCGCGCGAGCAACCATCCGGCCGAAGTCATCGGTCGCGTCGTCACGGATCGCGCCGACCTGCTGATCGTAGAAATCAGACAGGCGATTGGTCTGGTTCACGTTGCCGGCGGACTGCTCGATGATCGCCTTCTTGTCACCTTCGAGCCCGACGTTCTGGCCAGCGATGATCTCGTCCACCAGCTTCGACAGGGGATCAACCTTCGGGCCCGCAGGGGCGCTCGTCGCGCCACTGACACGGCTGGTCCGAACGCGATGCACATTGCCGTGAGCGTCGGTGAACGTCAACGGTCGGCGCACGACACGATGGTTGCCCCCAACACCACTATCAGACATGCCCGCAGAGGCCCCTGAGACGCCCTGAGAGGCGCTCCCAGAGCTGGCCGGTGTCCTAGTACCACTCGACGGTCGAGGGGCGCGAATCGGGCGCGGGCGAGACGCCGGAGCGGGGCGATGGTGCGCGGGACGATTCACCTGCAGGCCAGCGAGGAGGTGCCCGATCGGGGCCAGCGGATTAGCACCGCTACCAGCCTGAGGTCCGACGACCTCGACATGCGGTGTGAAATGGGACGCGACGCCATGCGCGATCGGCCTCGCCAGATGATGAACGCCAAACGGATCGTACCAACTCATATCTAGCGCCCTCGTCGAAGCGGGACCGGAGCGGGAGTGCCCGGCCGAACAGAACCAATCCCCGTACCCACCGGGCCAGCAGCGCGGATCAGCCGACCCGTACCAACCTCGCGGATATTGCCGTGGCCATCCATGAACGTCTTACCGCGCGGCGGGCGAGGAGCGTTGTTCTCCTGCGGGCGCAGGGCGAGCGGCTTCGCGGGCGACGGGCTGGCAGGAGCAGGCTCATCGGGAACAGCAATCGGCGCAGCGGGATACAACTCGCCCCACTGATCGCGGTACTGGCCATCGATGCCCTCGCTCTGGATGGCCTGCTGCCGCTCAAGCTCCGCAAGCGCAGCATTCAAACGAGCCGTCGCCGCCGAGCCATACTGCTGCTCAATGTCGGCCATGTGCCGATCGAACTCCTTGAAGCGATCCGCGTCAGCAACCTCGCGTGTACCCGACCGCAGCAGGCCAGCGCGGGCAAGATTGTCCTCGCCGCTCTCGACCTGACGCGCGTAACCCTGCTTCGAATCGCCAAGCTCACGCTCGTAGTCGATCTTGTTCTGCGCAAGCTGCGACGCAATCTCCCGACGCTGGCCATCAAGATCATCACCCAGCATCGCCATGTCGCGGATATAGCCGGACTGACTGCGATAGTCGAGTGGGTCGTGCGGGATCTCAGGAGCGGCAGTCGCGACGGCGGCGGGCACCTGGGCTGTGGCACCAGACTGACTAGCAGGGCGAGACGCAGGCAGCGGACGACGACCCGAATCGAAACCCGGCTGGCCCTTCAACGGGCGAGGCTTCGCATGGAACCCACCGGGGATGACCGGCTTCGCAGTCGCAGGCTTCGCGAACGGGTTGCGTGGCGGCTTCGTACCAGATCCGTGCGCGTTGAACCCACCCGGCTTCACGCCCGACAGGCCCATGTGCAGCGTCGACATGCGACCATGCGAGCCACCCATGTTCACGCCGAGATGACCCTGCCGGATCTGATTCGCGACAGACATTGCGGGGGAAGCAATCATTAGCCGATGATTTCCCATTCGAGGTAGCCCGCCACGATCGTCACCGCAGCCGCAGCCTCCGGGCCAACCTCAAGCTGCACGACCTGCGTAGCGGCTGGGACGATGATGCCCTCGATAGTCGCAATGACAGACGTGCCAACGAGATCGGTCGGTGCGGTGTAGCCACCCGTCGTCGAGCCCGTCGTGACGTAACCCGCAGCCGTGCCGCCGTCAATGGCAGGAGTGCCGTCGCCGCCGATCAGGCCGAAGTAGGTGTTGTACGTCGCGGCCGTTGTCGGGCTGGCGGAGGGACCGAAGCGGATGCCGGTGGTGCCCGCCGCAACGGTGCAGAGGAGGACGGCTTTCCAGTGGTACTTCTTGCCGAGCTGTGCGGCCCAGTTGAGGCCAGTGACAGGCGTGTAGTTGGTCGACGCTCCGGTGGTTACGCCGGATGAGCCGAGCAGGATGCGATCGCGCGAGAGCGCCATGCGTGTCTCCTTGAGGGTTATCTAACGGGGTAGAAAAGGATCGGTCGTATCTCACAGCGGGGTTTCGATGCCGACCGCCGCGCGGGCCTCAGCGTCGAGCCATAGAAACTCAAGCCGTGGGATCTCTCGCATGGGTCCGTGCTTGCGACAGTTGGGCGGTTCGTCGCCGACCGTTCCGGCGTGCATGTGCGCGAGCCCGTCGCCGGGGTCGCACACGTCGCAAAGGAAGTAGTGGTCATCGTCCGCGTACATCGTCAGTCCCAACGCGCTAGGAGGTAGGTGGGATAAGTCGTGCCCGACACGGTTCGAATCGTCGTCGAGGTGGCGTCAGAGTTCAGAATCGCGAAACTGAACGTCTTGCTGCCCGAGAACGGCGCAACGCGCGCTGACATCGTGAACGGCCACGGGCGACCGACCGCCGACGTGATGCAGTCAGCAAGGCAGATGCGGGTTCCCGACCCCACCGTGCCGTCCCACAACTCCGGGTTCATTTCGGTGTCCGGCGTGCCACCCGACATGTAGAGGCCCGCGCACCAGAAGTCGACCCACATGTAGTTCACGTTGTCGCCGGTGACGGTGATGCTCATGATGGCCGACGTTCGAACGCCGCTCGACAGGGAGCCGCTGTCGAAGTCCGTCGTGCGCGTGGTGAAGCCACCAGAGACGGTGCCGCGAGGCACCCACTTTGCTCCGCCAACGGATGCGGTATCGCTGGTTATGACACTTCCGTCAGAAGTACCAGCAGGAGGAGACGCCACATACAGCGTGCCGTGATCGTGAATACGATCCGCCTTCTCCTCCAACTCGAAGTCGATGCGACGATCGATCTCGTCCGCGAGCGTCGTCGCCTCCTTCTGAGCGTCCTGCGCGAGATCCTGAGCGAGCCACGCCTCACTCCGCGCGATCTCATCCGTGATCCCCGACCCCGGCGCGCCATCCGCGCCGGCCGCTACAAGGAACGTCCAGCCGTTCGCGCCGGCCCAGACGGTCCCGTCCCACGTCGCGTAATCCCACACCCCGCCCAACGCGTTACCAACCGGCGTAGCGCCCAGCGTCGGCGTGCTCGTCGCGATGATCGAGTTGCCATCGTAGATCACGATGTCGCCCGTCGCATACTGCGTCGAAGCGTTCCACGCGCCACGGTACTTCGCCGCGATCGTGTTGCCAAGCTGCGCCAGATACACCTCTTGCAGCGCACCCTCAACCTGCGTCGAGGTGTAATAGCCCGCCGCATCCACAATCGGAATCGACGACGCGTCATGCGCGCTCGAGCTGGCCAAGTGGATACCGAGATCAAGCCGATCCGCTTTCTCGTCCAACTCGAAATCAAGACGCCGATTCGTCGCGTCATCCAGCGCCGTCGCTTCGTAGATCGCGTCCTGCGCCAAGTCCTGCGCAAGCATGATCTCCGACATCAACGGATCAATGCGATTGCTTAGATCGGTGTCGGCCGCAGCGCGAGCCGTGGCCTCGTTCGTGATGTTGGTCTGAAGCGTCGTATCAGCAGCAGCGCGAGCAGCCGCCTCCGCGTCCACGTTGGCCTGTACCGTCGTGACGCTGCCCGTCGTCGCCTTCTCCGAGTCCAGCTCGTTGATAGCACCTTGCACGGTTGTAGCCGCGACATTGCCAGCAGGGGTATTGGTGATCGCACTCGCCGCGTGCGCGTCCGTGGTGTCCGCAAGATGCGCGTCTATGTTGGCCTGCACCGCCGCGTCACCAATCGCAACGTCAAGACGGTCGGCCTTCTCGTCAAGCTCGAAGTCGATGCGGCGGTTCGTGGCATCGTCGAGATTAGTGGCTTCAGTGATCGCGTCCTGCGCGAGATCCTGGGCCAGCATGATCTCGGAGACGAGCGGGTCGATCCGATTGTCGAGCGCGGTATCAGCAGCCGCCCTTGCGGTTGCCTCGGCCGTGTCCGCAGACGCCCGGGTGGACGCCTCCGCGTCAAGCTCCGCCTGTGTCGCGAGGTCAGTCGAGAGTTGCCAGTAGCGGAGGTCGCCGCGCGCATCGTTGTGATACTGCGGGTGGTCGTCGTCCGAGAGGCCAGTGAGTGCGCCGTGGTCGGTGACGGTGCCGGCAACCACGCCCGCGATCTGCTCGTCGAGCTCTGCCTTCGTGACAGCCTTCTCGAAGTTCTGCGCGAGGGCGCTATCGAGCTTCGGGTCATTCGAGACGCGACTGCGAAAACTGAAGGGGAACTTGCCCATCGACTACGAGGCCGGGCCGACGTACTCCACGGTCAGTCCGACCACGAGCGTCGTGGACGAAGCCGACGTGTTCGCAATGTACGGCTGGATGTAATCGTTCGCGGTAAGCGATGCGTACAGGGTGACGCCCGGCACAAACCCCATCGAGATCGCGGTCGTCGTATTCGGATTGACCACGCTGCCCGCCGCCCCAGTGGCAACGCCATTGACCGCATAACCGAAAGTTGCAGACGCGCTCGCGGGGAGGGTCGCTCCGAACGACAGGCTCGACACGATGCTGTACCACCCCGTCCGCTTGACCGTGAGCTTCGACGCGGTCGCGTCCACATCGATGCCGTTCGTCGGATCAGTCTCGATGAGCTGAGTGCCAGCGCCCGTCACGATCTTGTTGCCGTCACTGGAGACAACAGCCGTCGATGCGCCCGACAGCTTGCCGATGTACGGCATCCCCAGCTTCGGGGGCGTCACGACCCCATCGGTGATCTTTGCGGCGGCAGACACCGCCCCGTCCTGAAGCTTCGGAACCCCAGTCGTGTTGATGAGCGTCTCGATGTCATCGAAGTTCTGGTTCATGTCAGCGGCGACAATGCTCGTGCCGGAGACGAATGTGTTGGTGACGTTCAAGTCGCTCATCAGAGTTGCCTTCGCTTAGAGGTACGGGAGAAGCTGGCCTCGATCAGGTACGCGCCGGCACCGCCAATCGAACCGCTGATGGTCTGGTCAAGTGCGTCGCGAGCGGGGGCGGTATCACTGGACGTTTCGGACAGGCGCAGGGAGAAGCGGCGTCCAACCGCAGACAGGTGCGCCCATCCCTCAAACACCTGGTAGCCCGCCCACTCGGCCGAGTTCCAGTTCGACGTGTTCCACACACCGCCACCAGCAGCAGGGAACTCCATCGCGTCCGTGTCGAGATCGACCGAGGAGTAGTCGACTCGCACCGCAACGATCAAGTCGCCACGGCCAACGATCCGCACGCGACGCAGGCGCTTGAAGTTCACCTCATCGCCCAGTGGGTCAAGCGGCGTCTCATACCAACACGAGATGTCAGAGCCGACGAACGACCCGCCATCGAACGCCTTGCGAACCTTCGTGCGATCGCTGGCATCAACGAAGAACGCAAGCTTCTCCGCACTCGTCAGTTCGCCCGTGGCCCACGCGTAGGCCGGGTAGTCGATCGCCATGAACGACCCCGACTGCGTGACAAGCTCAAGGCTCACATCATTGGTAGCGGCATCGAGGGCCATGCTGTGCCAGTACGACCCGAACCACGACAGGCCGGCCGAGTTCGTCAGATCGGGATCAGCCTTCTCATACAGCGGCGAGATGCGATCCGAGATGATCTGCAAGCCCTGTCCGTTCGCAGCGAACACGCCATCGCGGCACACGCCGAACACCGTATCGCCCACGCGGGCCAACGACTTGCGGCTGGCACAGCCCCGCTCAGCATCGAGCAGTCGGTTCGCGCCGGTCGTCTCGTCGTAGATCAGGTACGTCGAGCGGTTCGTGAACACCAGCAGGCCATCAGCGGTCGGCATCCCGCCAACGATCTTGTCGCTCGTGCCCGGGCCACCCAGCTCCACGTACTGGTCCGCAGGCCAGCTACCCGTACCCGTGAACGTCTCCGGGTCTGAGAACTCCACCCGCATGCCAGTCGACGGCGCGACCCACATCCGGTTCGCCCAGATACCGAGGATGATCCCAAGCTTCGGGCCACTATCCACGCCGGGCGCGTACGTCGTCAGAGTCGTGCCGTCCCACCGGCCGAGGTTGTTCGCGCGATCCAGCCCGTACAGGTAGTCCTCGTGCTGCACGAACGTCGTCTCGGTCGCCGTGCTCATGCCGGTGCGGATATTCGTCACCGTGCCGTCACTGGCCATCTTCTGCCACGCCGTGGGCTCCGCCGCGACGAGGCACCGGGGCGAACCGTCGCGCTGCTCGTAGTACGTCAGCTCGTGCGCGTTGGCACCAAGCGTCGCGAACGCCGAGTAGCCGGTCGCCTTGTCGATCCCGCCGCGATCGTTGCAGCGGAAGTTGCGGGCGCTGGGCGTGAACCCCGGCTCGATCGTCGACAAGCTCGACACCAGATCCAGTCCGCCATCGAACTGCGAAATGTGGACGACGTCGAACGCCATCAGATGCGGTCCATATCGCGCGGACCCTCATACCCGAGGTTGTCCAGCGATTCAGTCTGAGGCCCGCCAAAGCGATTCGCCCACGCCATCAGACGATCAACCGCGTTCGACCACTTCTGATCGTACAGGCCCGCCTCCTCGAAACGATTGTCGTACTCCATCGCGAGCGCAATCGCACGGTTCGCGATCACGTCGTAATGGAACGCTGCAGGGATCGCAGTCGGCGTCGCCTCCTGGCCAGTGGTCGCTCCGCTCTCGACAAGCTCCGGCGCAGCAGCGAGGTAGCTGCCCTCCAGCGTCGTCCCTGACGCCGGGTTCGGGTACAGCAATAGCTCCCGCGTCCCACGCATCGCGTAGAACAACGGGGTCGACGACGGAACCGTAGTGGCCTGCCGGAGCTGAATCAACTCCGCCTCACTGATCTGGCGCAGCGGACGATCCGTGACCGCACCATCCGTCACCCACAGCCGACGAAGCTCGATGATGTCCGTTACGTCAAGCGGCGACGTGCCGATTGTGTAGTCGCCGTCATCGGCCGTGAGGCTCTTGCTGAACGTCGAGGTGTAGCTACCAACCTCGAGCACGGTCAGGGCATACGCCTGATTGGCATAGCTCAGCACGTTCGCTCGGTCGGTGCCTGATTCGGACAGGCCCGTGATGCTGCAAACCCGGTCGCATATCTGCTCGACAGTCGCCAAGATCAGTCCTCGTAGGCCACGACGTACTTCGTGGTGTACGTGCCGTCAGTACGCGCCGACAGGTTCGATCGCACGTACGGATGGCAAGCACTCACCACGACATGCTGCGTACCGTTCGCAGACACGGTGACCGTGCTGATCGTGTAGTAGTTCGTGCCATCCAGCGAGCCCTGAATGAGCACCGTGCCGCCCGTCGTGACGCTCGAGGCGGTGACGGCCCATACCGAGTACCGAGCCTGCGGCGCATTCACGCCCGAGCCCGCACCCGTCGAAGTCACCGCACTCAGATCAGTCGTGACAGCACCTACAGCGAAGCGAGCCATCAGTTCTCGTCTCCAACGCCGACGTACTCCCACGCGACGATCACAAGGCCGCCGAACGTGACGCTCTCCGCCGCCGTCTGATCCCACGTCGAAGCGATGTTCAGGTGTAGCGATGCCGCCGAGCTTGCGCCGTTGAAGTGTGCCGTGCCGAACGCCGCGCTGGCATTCGCAACAGCGTTGTTCGACTTGCGGCTCGTGAGCGCCGTAGCCGCGACGTGGTTGGAGATCGTCGTGCCCTCCATCACGTTCTCCATCGCAGCGGAGCCAGCGCCCAGCGTCGCGATGGCACCCGACGCGATCGTGGTACCAAGACCGATCTCGCCCGCCGTAGCGGACAGGCCCGAAGCGCAGGTGCTCGTCAGCGCGATGTAACCCCACACAGGCCGGATGATGCCGACCGGGAAGTCCGCGATCTTCTCACCGAAACCGAGTGCCGCGTCCGCGCTGATCGCCTTCTTCAGGTTGTTCACGCGAATCTTCGTGAGGTACCGAACGCCATCAGCGCTGGTCTGCTCGAGGATCTGCGCGATCGGAAGCGACGGGTCCGACTTCGTGATGCCAGAGGTCAGCGTGTCGTTCGCAACCAGCCAGCGATCAACGGGCGCGCGACGAGAAGAACTTGCCATGAGATGAACCCCTCCAGGGTTAGTTGAGAACGTCGCGGTCAGCGCCGCAAACGGGACAGGCCGGACGCCACACGCCGTCGTACGTACACAGGCAATAGCCACAGGCGTAGCCCGCTTGCACGAGTTCGTAATCCGCGTCCGAGAGAATCCAGTGGAAGCCACCGGGATACTGCGCGCCGACCTGAACGGCCAGCGGAATGATCGACTTCTTGTCGCCCGACGCATACGCGGACTGTTCAGCCAATCGGTCGTACGTCGTGGTGTACTGCTGATGCGGAGCGATCAGCTTCGGAGCCGGCAACTGGCCCTTCTGCTTGTCAATCGCATCCTGAATCCGACCATCGTTCCGGTCGTCGATCTCCTTCAGCGCGCGCTGCTGTGGCGTCAGGCTGGAATCGACGTTCGACGTGATCGAGGACTTCTTGACACCCTTCGCCATTACAGCGTCGGCTCAGCGACCGGGTCCTCGGCGGGCGGGGCATCCACCATGATCTCGAGCTTCTTCACGAGCGTCGAACGCGCGTCCTTGCCCTTCTGAAGCTCGTAGCGTAGACAATGCAGCGCATCGAGTCCGAGATTCTCGACAGCCTCGAGGCACGCCTCAGGCTTCACCGTGTCCCACTTCGGGAACGGCGGCACGAGCGCATCCTTCTCGACGACCATCACGCCTAGTTCCGCGATACGCGGGTCCGTGCCCTCGGCAAACCACTCGTCGAACACCTCGATCTCGCGCGCGTTGCGGATCGGGTGCAGCTCGCACAGGCCATTGTCGCCAAACTCGAGCACGACGCCCGGAATCTTGCGCGGCGGGATGCCCGGCCCGATGTACTCCTCGCTATCGCTGATGATCGGCAGTCGACCCGTTCGGGCCACGATCTGAACCAGCGAAAGATCCTCGCGGACCTTCTGCGATCGCGTCTTGCTTGCGGTGCTTGCCACTTGCTTCCCCCTTAAATGCGAGGGGGCCGAGCCCGCTATGGACCCGACCCCCTCGATGGTTGCGTTCAGCCCAACTACGATGCGATGCTGTTGAACAGCCCGTGCGTAGAGCCGTTGCCCCACACGAACGTCGCCTCGGTCAGGTACTCCTCGACCTCCGCATCCTCGTCCGGCGTCTGGCGGCCAGTGAGAAGCTCGGTGTCGCGGAGCGTGCGGTACTTGCAGCCCTCCTCGTCCATGAGGACCGCATACTTGTCAAACGACCCGCCTTCGAGCGCGTGGTCCGCAACGATCTTCACGAGGCCATGAGTGCTCTGGTAGCTCGTGAAGTTGTTGCCACCCGTCTTGTCGCCCGGCTGGTAGCGCAGGCGATCACGCAGGAGCCCGTCGATGATGCCTGCAACCTGGCGGGAGCAGTACAGCGTCTTGGTGCCCGAGCCGTAGCGGAACATCGTCTTGAGCGCCGAGTTGAACGCCGTCTCCGTCAGCGAAGCCGTGGAGTCGATGTTGCCGCTCGGGATGCGCTCGGTGATGCCACCCGCAAGGCCGGTGCCGCTGGTCAGGTCCTTCTCGCCGTGATAGGCGGTCAGGTTGATGTCACGAGCATGCTCGAGCATCTTCTTGCGGCGCTGCGTCGCGGTGTCATCCTCGACGTAGTGACCACCCTTGCTGCCGACAGCCTTGTGGGTGCCAGTCACCTTGAACGGGTGACGCCAGATCTGCATGTAGTTGACGTTGTCGACTTCGACGGTCGTTCGCGCAGCCTGAAGCGTCGCGCCCTGTGCGTACGCCGGTCCGAGGATGATGAGCGGATCGTTGTCGACGAGCGCCGCAGCAGCCGTGCCACCAGCAGAGCGCGTCACCGTGAGGTCGTTCGACGACACGGCGGTAACGAGCATCACCTCGCCCGTGCGCGGAACCTTCACGAGGTCGCGAGCGCGGAAGTAGCCGCCGTTGTCGACGGTGACGGTGGTCGCACCGGACGCGTAGCCCGCGCCGTTGTTGACCGCGTCAGCCTTCGGGTTCAGTTCGTCGCTCATCCAGTGGACGCTCTGCGCGAACGCGCTGTCCTTGTCGAGCTGGGCAACGCGAGTGGAGAGCTTCGCCTTGTCGTTCTCGAGCTGGAAGATCACATCGCCCATGTCGATGCGCTGTCGTCCCGCAAGACCGTTCGTGGTATCGCGGGCACCGCTTGCCATGCTTGGCATGGTTGGTCCCTTCGTAAGAGTGAGTGATTGGGGGTCGTCGCCGTGTCCGCGAGATGGCGGGGGCGGTATGGGTGGCGCTTGTCACTCGAGGGGCGGAGTGCGGCGGGTGTCCCGATGGGGCCGCTCGGCTGCTCCTAGAAAATGGTGGTGCCAGTTGCGCGTTTCAGGCCGCCCGCATGGGGTCGACGCGCGCTTGAACCGGGGACTGGCTCCAGCTCCCTGCGCCGGGTGATCGGGGGGCTCACCTGGCAAGGCCCACGCCCGCGACTAATGTGCCGCGCGGCGTCGCTTATCGGATTCGAGGATCGCGTTGCGAATCGCGTCGTGCTCCGAGACTTCCTCCACCACCGGGGCGGCAGCAGGCGTGCCTGTCTCCACCACGGCGGCCTGGCGCTGCTGTGCGCGCTCTACGGCATCCTTCGCCGCGACGTGCTGAGCCTGCGCCTCGCGGGCCTGTCGTGCCATGCGGGTTGCCCATCGAAGGCCGCGCTCGATCTCCTGCGCCGAGCCTGAGCCGACGAGATCGGGCTCCTCCTCGATGATCTTCGCGACCTCGTCCTTGATGTCCGCCCAGTCCGCGACCTGCTGGCCGTAGGTGGCGACGACGTTCTCGGCTTCCTGCTCGGCCTGCGACTTGCTGTAATGATCCTGAACGGGCGCGACGGTCGACTGGATCATCGCCTGGTACAGCTCGATCTCGAACCGCTTGGCAAGGCCGGGATCGTGCGCCTGGATCTCCGCGAGCACGTCGGGGATCAGCCCGGGCGCGTTCTGCGCTGCGTAGTAGAACGCGTCGCTGGCCTGCTCGGGCGTTGCCGCCGCGTCGAGGATCTGGTTCGTCAGCGCATGGTCGACGCCGAAGCTCTGCGGCTGCGGTTCCTGCGCGGGCTGGTTGGCCTGCTGCTGGATCTGCTCCACCATCTTGCGAAGCTCGCCAAGCTCTTGCCCCTGCCGACCGATGACCTTCTGTGCCTCGTCGTAACGAACCTGCCACTCGTTCGGCGTCTCGACATCCGGCTGCGGACCATCGACGGGCTCCGCTGCGGGATCCTCGGCGGGCGACTCCTCAACCGGGGACTCGCCCTCGGCTTCAAGCTCCGGCTTGTCCTCCACGGGCTCATCCTCAACCCCTGGCGTGACCTCCGGCTCCGGCTCCACGCCGACAACACGCTCAGCAAGACCCTCATTGCTGAAGTCGATCTCGTCACTCATCGTCTATCCCCCCGAACTCGAGACGATCCCCCGCCTCAATCAACTCGTCTGGTCGTGCCAGCACCTTGCGGAACGCCTCCAGCCGACCCACTCGCCGCTGGTACTCGTCCCAACTTCCAGCCCCGCGCTCGATCGCGTCGCGGTCGATCTGCGCCTGCTCCAGCACCCAAGCCGCCAGTGCCTCCCAGCCGGGCACGGAGATCAGCCCCTTCGCCCGATCGCGTTCGCGAAGGGCGCGGAGTTCGTCATCCGTCCAGCTCACGCTTGGGTGAGGGCGTCGGGCGCGTAGCCGTTGTCATCCATCCCGTCCGGGTTGGACATCTGCTGCATCTGCTGCTCGGCCATCTGCTGTTCCGGCGCGAGAGCCCCTTCGAGTGTCGGCTGCGACGGGGCCAGTGTGGGGTCAGGACGCAGGCTGGCCGGGTCGATGTCGTGCGCCTCAGCGGCCTTCTCCAAGAGCGGCCAGATGTTGACGCCAAGCCCCGCGAACTGCGCGAACGTGTTGAGCAGATTGAGGCTCTGCTCGCGCGCCAGCTCCTTGAGATTCCGCTCGCTGCTGTTGCGCGGCTTCACGTCGAACGCACCAGCGATGTCTGCCGGCGACACGTTCTGCCAGACAGCGTCCTCACCAACGATCCGCACGACACGATCCGCGTCCACGAACTGCTGGTCGAGCTGAATGAACATCTCCGCAGCCTTCGCAAAGGCCCGGTCCACACTGGCCACCTTCAGGCCGATACGCGACTTGCCCTGCCGCAGGTTCATCGCGGCTTCGGTCGCGGTGCCCTCGTTGCTGGATCCCGCGACACTGGCGTTGATGCCGGTGACCATCTCCATGTAGCCGCGCAGGCGATCCGCTTCGCCGCCGCTGGCATACGCGTTGGCCTGACCGATGTCGATCGGCTTGATGGCCTGCGGGTTGTCCATGATTGCGCGCGCGCCTGGCTGAAATACCAGCTCCTTAAGGCGCGGATCATTAGCTGCGATCGCGAGAACCGGATCGAGCGTCAACTTCAATGCATCGAGCTGCGCGTTCTGGATCGTCCAGATCGCATCCTGCAGCGCCTCGATGCTCCACACCTCGGACAGGCCGACCATCTTGTCCACGTCCGGCTGCGTGACCGCCATCACGAACGGGATCTTGCCGTGCCAATACGGGTTCGGCTCGTCGCGGACGATCACCTTGCGGTCGACGATCACCGTCAGCCGATCACGAGTCCACTTCTCGATGACCTCGTGCCGATCCTGACGCCGCGCCTGAGCTTCTTCCTCGCGCTCACCCAGCAGGCGCTTCATCGCTCCGAACGCGCTGCTGCCCGACTTGTCCTCGAGGTGCTTACTGACACCTGTGTAGAGGCCAGCCTGCTCCTTCGCCTTGAGCTGCTCGTCAGTCAGCCACGAGCGATGCAGCACGTAGGTCGCGTCCTCGATGCAGGTCGCGGCGGGGTCCCACATGAAATCGAACGGGTCGACCACGATCATCGTCGGGTCGTCACGCAGCGTCACGTCCTGCTCGATCACGGACGGGACTTCCTCACCGGCCATCAGGCGCGACAGGCGCTCCTCGGCGGGCATGGGGTTGCGCACCTTCATGCGGCGCTGCTCGAAACCCCACGTCACCTTGATCGGACACGCACCGAAGATGATCGCCTTCTTCACAGCGGCCATCCGCTTCTCGGCGTAGCGATCACGGTCGAGCTGGTAGTCGAGGAGCTTCTGGACGACCGCTGCTTGCGCCTGATCCGACCGCTCGCGCGGCACGACCTCGAAGTTCGGGTCCTCGACGAGGAACTCCGGCAGCAGCGTCTCGACCTGCTGGAAGGCGTGCTTCACGTACAGGGCGCTGCGCCACTCGGAGCGTCGCGCGCGAGCCAGCTTCTTGTCCTGCGGCTTGCCGAGATAGACCTCGTAGGCACGCTTCCATTCGAGCGCGATGCTCTGGTGGACCTTCTCGGCGGCCTCGATGCACTTCAGCGCATGAGAGAGCTTGTCACTAGGCTTCGACACCTAGTACGCGCCCATCTCCGGGCCAGCACCGGGCACTTCCATCGGCGCACCCTCGGTCACGCCACCAAGCCCGCTCGGCATGCCCTGCGTCGCCGCCATCACGGCCGCGAGCACCGCATCATTCTCGCCCTGGCGCTCGGCCTGCATCGCCTGAAGCGCCGCGATCACCATGTCCGCAGGCTTCGGCGCGGGCGGTGCCGGCATCGCAGCTTCGGGTGGCATCGGAGCGCCCATCTGGCCCGGTCCCATCATTGTGTTCAACCCAACTTTCTCAGTAGTCATTCGGCTGGTACATCACAGCCGGGCCAACGGGCACTCGCTCGGATACCGCTGCGCCGATCGCGAGCGACATCACCATGTCGTCCCACCCACCACGCGGAGCGGTCGGCTTCTCCTCGCCCCCATCGCGGGTCGGCGGGGCGTAGATCATCGTCTCCATCTCCTCGAACGTCCTCGCGCAAGGAATGGAGATCGCGGCCTCACGGGCCAGTTCCTTCAGGTGCTCGAGCGCGTGCCGGCGAGCCTTCGGCGTTGTCAGCCAGCCGTACTCGCGGCTCTCTCGGTAATCCACCGTGTCGGTGTGGCGATGCGTGTAGATGTTCGGGTAGCGCAGAACATCCCGCAGCTTGCCAATGGTGCTCATCCCGATCACGTTGCGCTCGGGAGCCACCAGCGCCCACTGGCGCATATCGCCCTTGCCGGGGCTGTAGACCCTAGCCACGCGGTCGATCAGAACCGCAGCTTCGTCCGGGTCGCACTTGCCACGGTAAGCGGCCACCAGCTCGAGGACGACCTCGCCCACCTTGAGGACGTGTAGCGCGGTGTAGTCGCGACCCCCACCGGAGGCGATGTCGGCGGAAACGACGTAGCGTGCGCCATTCTTCGGTGCCTCCCAGATCCACAGCGGACCATTCGGATCGTCGATGAACTTCGGCCGGCCATCCTTGACCCGGAACTCGCCCTTGCGCTCAGGGTCCGTCACCCGCGCTCGGTAGTAGTCGAGCGTCTTGGGCGTGAAGAACCCGGAGCCGCTGGTCAGGAACGCACGCAGCGCCGTATCCGGGTACTCCTGGTTGAACTTGTCCTCGCCAAGCGTCTGGATCATGGAGCGGCGCCAAAGCATCTGCTCCTCGTCCAGCTTGAACTCTCGCGCGTACGCCTTCTCGTCGGCGCTCAGGTCGCGGTCGAGCGGGTTCCGCGCGCGGCGGTACTCCGGCATCTCGAACCACGGCGCGAAGAAAGCGTGCCAGCCGTTCCAATCGGGCGAACCTTCGCCCTGCTCGGCGGCCTTCCACATCGCGTAGAAGTGGTTGCCCATGCCGTTCGCGGTGGATTCCCCGAAGATCACCTTCGCTCGCTCGAGCGTCGGCGTCATGGAGGTCAGCACCTCCTCGGCATCCACCCAGAAGGCCACCTCCGAGAGGTGAGCGTTCTGGAAGGTCTGCGATCGGCCCGCGTCCTTGTTCATCGCGTGGTCGACGTACAGCAGCGCCTCGTTATGCGTCGGCCCAAGCTGGAGGCGCTTGCCGGTCGTCTTGCCTCGACGCGGCGGCTGGAACCAATCGGGCAGCCTCTCCCAGCCGTCCTCGATCTTCTTGAACAGCTCCCCCGACGGCTCCTCTTTGTGAGCGACCGTGAGGCCCGACTGGCCCTTGAAGCAGAACGCTTGCCATGCCAGGTACGCCTGACAGACGGTGCTGAAGCCCATCTGTCGCGCCTTGAGGATGAGCACCTTGACCTGTTGGCCCTGCGCGCCCTTCTCCTCGATCAGGCGGATCAGTCGCGCCTGCGGGGGGTTCGGTGTGAACTTGACGAACTCGCCGTCCTTGTTCTTCACCATCCAGACCGAGCGGCAGTAGTAGCTGAAGCTACCCCTGCACCGCCGTAGAAACTCAATCCGCTGTTCCGTTGTCGGAACCGCGTTGGTCACGACGCTTCTTCAACTTCCGCTTCGACGACATCCAGAAGTTCGAACGTGCCCCCGCCTGTGACTTCAACGTCGATCTTGGGCGGTGTGAGCGCGCCCGTGACCTTGAGAATCTTCTCGGCTGCACTCAGCGCGACCTTCGCGTCCTTGTCGTTGATGAGCGTCGGATCGAGCGTGATCTCGCCCGTCTCCGGGTCCTTGACCATCGCCTTTGCGATCGGCAGGTCGACGAGTACCTCGAGAAGGGCGGCCACCTTGGCGTGCGTCTCCTGCATCGCCTCGCGGAACTTCTCTACGTCGTGCAGCTCCTCGAGCCGGGCCTTGCGGAGGGCGACCTGCTCGCGGCGGTGAGCGGCGTAATCCTCTGCCACTCGCTTTTCGACTTCCTCCGCCACATCGCTCCTGCACGCCCGTACGATCCCGAGGAGCTGGTCTGTGTGTCGCGGCTGCCAAACCCGATCGTCCAAGAGCACTTTCATCAAGTCTCGGATCTCTCGACGATGCTTGGGCTTTAGCGCCACTCACTCCCCCTACTTACTACTGGGGGACAGGCAGAACCCGCATTAGACCGTGGGCGTCTTGCCTTCGAGGAGTTCGGTCGTAATCCGAAGTCGCAGCTTCAGTTCCTCGTTCTCGCGACGCACGCGCTCAGTCACCATCGACTTCTCGGAGCGATACATGCGGTTGGCCTTCGCAATGACGTTCACGAGCAGGTTTCGGCACTCGCAAAGTTCGCACCGACCGGCGTTCTCGTGCGCGGCCTGGATGTGTTCGTGTGTCAGGTGGTCGCGCAGGTAGTTGATCGCGCCCGACACATTCATCTGATCCCAACTCATGTGAACTCGTCCCTCAGTCGTTGCCATTCCGCATACTGCGCGGCGTCCAGTTCGCGAACCACCGTGCCAGTAAGGCCCACCTCGTAGCCCTCTGCCGCCCAGCTATTCGGGTCCTGCCGGCGTAGGCGATCGTGCGCCTTCCACTTCAGCTTGTAGCACGCGCGACAGTCGTTGCCTCGCGCACGCTTCGGGTTGCCGCAGCCCTCCTCGATGCAGGTCGAGCCGAGACCGGACGGGATGCCGGGCCACATCAGTCCACGTCCCACATGATCGCCGCCCGGATCGCCTCTGGCGTGTTCGCGGCGGCGCGCCGAGCATCGCGACATCGCCAGCACTCCTCTCCGGGGGCATTGCATCGCTCGCCGCCGCAGTAGTGGCACGGGAACCGAACCGGGTTCGCGGCCGGACCGCCGATGTCACCTGGAGTGCAGTAGTAGTTGTTCCCCGACGACGCACGGACATGGAGAAAGACCGCGTCTGGCGCGGAATAGAACACAAGCTGGCCGCAGTTCTTGCAGGGGGCCGCCTCGCGCGCATAACGGGACAGGTCGCTCACTTCGCCCTCCGACGCTCATGCCTTACCACAGCCTTGATCCCGCTCTCAACGAGCTGCGCCCCCGTCCTGCGACGCCGATCGCGAATGACCGCCCCAAGGTTGGCCTCATCCCAACCAGCGAGCTTGAGCTGAAGCGCCGCCTTCGCCGCCATGTCCGTCATCCGGTCGATCGCCATGTCGAGCTGGATCGCGTCGAGCATCAGCGTCGGATCGCCCTTGTCGTAGGCCACTTGCTTCTGCTCCCAGTACGTCGGCTTGACGCTCTTCTTGAAAACCCATTCGTCCGTGCCGGGCTTCCGTCGCCATTCACCACCCTCGACAAGTTCGAGCACGAAGGAATCGGTCCACACGCGGTCATCCCACATGCCGCGCCTCCACAAATGACCGCGCCTCGCGAATCGAATCGAACAGGCCCAGCAGCACGAGGAGGTACGGCACGAACACGAGGCCGCCCTCATTTAGAGGCAGGTCGCGAGGATCGAACTGCATCCCGTCGAAACTCGTTGCGACCGTCCTCATCGCCGCACCCGCGCGATCGCCTCGCGGTACTCCCCCAGGAGCGCCTCGGTTGCCGTCACGTCCGCATCGACCTTCTCGATCAACGCCGCAAGCTCCGAGTCGACACGATCCACCAGCGCCACCACGCGATCCCGCTCCTCACGCTCGAGCTTCAGCCGCGCCTTCAGGTGGTCACGTTCGCGCCGCAGGATCTCCACTGGCGGGCGGTACAGATCTTGGTCCAAGCTCGTCATCAGCCCCCCCTCGGCTGGTTGTCTTGGACACAACTATAGCCACCGATCCCTCACGTACGCGAGCGCGCTCGGGCGGGACTATTCCAGCTAAGAGATCACTGGTAGCTCATAGCTATAGAGCCCATACTTGGTTGATCTCTTAGCAACCCCCAGAAAAGAACTAGAGCTAAAGCTCTAGTCAGAAAAGAGGGGTCACGCCGAAGTCAGCCGATGCCGTGCCAGTGGTCAGAGGAACCGCACCGACCAGGGCTCGCTGCCCAGCCCACCACGCCCTCACCTCACGACACTGGCAGGGCTCACCCCGCCGTACCGTTGCACGGCACATCCACCACGCCGACAGCCCCGAAATAGCCATCACTCGCTCAGGGCCATTCCCAGCTCAAAACCGCCCTCCAAGCACATACCCTAGCGGCCCAGCCCTAGCGTGGCCTCTCCGCGGCTCTCAGGGGCCTCAGAATCGGTATCAGATCGGTAGAGCACACTACCGACCGACCAGACGCCCCCAGGCGCGAATCTCGACAGGCCAGCAATCCCCGAGGCTCCCTACGCGTACGCGTGAATGACGCAGCAGCGAAACAGGGGCTCAGAGGGCTCGGTTTGGCGTACAGGCAAAAAATAGCTTGTGCCAATAGCAGTTCATATACACACCCCACGCGCGGGGGTAGGGGTGGCCTGGCCCGCGATCGCGTCGTCCTTCCCTGTCATAGCAGGACCAGCCCACGGCACAGCGCGGGATTCGATGCGCTGGCCTCGCTACGTGGACTTGTAGCGCCCGGCGGGGCGTATCGAGCTGGCACGGCAGGGGATTCTGCGGCGTGGCGGTTTCCTCGGCGCGAGGGTTGGTAGCGATTCACCACGTCATCCCGCCCATCCCGCATTCACCATCCCGATCCGTGGACGACGGCCCCCGCTATCCACGCTTAGCCAGCTTGGGGTTGATCGTGCCGCTCGCGGGGCTCGCTTATCCCTTGCGCCAGTGGCGTGTGGGTGCACGGCGCTCGCACTGATTCTACTTGAATCTACGCTCGTATCGGTAATGATCCGTTGCACACTACCGATAGATGGGTAGACTGAAGGCAGCAATCACCACCGAAGGGCAACCACCATGATGCATTCCACTCGCGCCCACTCGATCCGCGACGTGAGCACCGCCGACGAGCTGGCCGATCTGCTCGCTGACCACGCCTGGACCACCTGCACCGGCTTTCGGCTCGGCGGCTGGCTGTGGCTGAACGATTCAACTAGCGAGAACGGCGCGCAGGAGTTCGCCGTGGTCCACGAGGGCGAAGGGATGCAGCACGATAGCTGGACCTGCTCGTGGATGACGCGCGATCGCTGCGAGGAGTTGATTCTTGCCACCGTTGCAAACCCGTCCCCCGAGTGGCACTTCGGCCGCGTGCAAGTGAATCTTGCTGGTCCCGCTCACCGCTGCGGTGCCTGCGCCTAGTTGCCATGAACCCAACTATCGCCCGGTATGCGAGAGCAGGGGATCGGATCCCCACGGGCGGTTTGCCTCAGGGGTTGCAGCCTGAGGTTCTAGACCCGGAGTGCTCACCGTACCGGGAGCAAGAAACGGTGAGTGGAGGCGCGACAGGGGCGGCCCGGTCGTTCGGTTCACGGCCAGTGGCCGGGTCGTCCCGCCTCCATATTACCCAACCACCACGGAGGTTCAACCCCATGTCACCTGCAACCACCACCCTGGCCCGGCTTGACCGCGCTATCGACGACGCAACTCGACACGGCCGGTACGAGCTGGCGAACATGCTGCGATGCGAGCGTGCAGACCTGCGACTAATGATGCTGGAGCCTGCGGGTACGGCGCGGCTGCTGGGCGTGATCGGGGGCCGGTCGTGAGGCGCATCGAGCAGGGCGAGTTCGTTCGCCACTACCTGACCGGCTTTGAGTACGTCGTGACGGAACTCCTGCCGTGCCGACTTGCGCGGGTGGCCGACGCTGACAACGAGCGTGTGTATCCAGTCGTGGAGTTGTCGGCGTGCGCGCCGTGGCCAGAGCGTGAGGGTGTGTCCCGTGCCTAGCCATATCGAAGTCCGCCGCCACCCGTGGGCACCCGGCCTCACCTACCGCGTTGTCGGTGGCCGCGAGAACGGGCGGTCGCTCACGATCGCGGAGTATGACCGGCTCGTTGCGGCTGGCGTGCCAGTGATCCGACGCTAGTTGACCCGGACACAACCTACGGCCGCGAACGGTTATCCCCCGGTTCGATTCCGGGGCGCGGCGATGCAAGTGCAACCACCAACGAGAGGAACCACCATGCAGCACACACCAGGACCGTGGGAGGTCTACGGAGAGCGCAATATTCGCCCCGTCGCCAACTCGGGAAGCGTGTTCGACGACATCGCGCAGGTAGACCGCGAGCCGCGAGCCGCAAACGCGACCCTCATGGCGGCATCCCCGGATCTTCTCGCTGCCCTAATCGCTGCTCGCCCGCTGATCGACGTGACGCACCCGCGAGCCGCAGAGGTCCACCGGATCGTCGAGCGAGCCTTGGCCAAGGCCACCGGCAACTAGCCACCCCTCTCCCGCACGGCGCGAGCTGCCCGATCAAATCGGGCCGGGAGACTTAGCACCACCCACGGAGTAAGGGAGCGGCACATGACCGCGAAATGGCGCGTATGGCTGTTAGCCAATGAGTACGTGAACGGGCAGATCCCCGCAGACCTGGCCAGCGACGTGTTCGTAGCCGAGTTCGACAAGCGATCCGAAGCACTCGCCTACGTCAAGGGATCAGGGTACGTGGCGAACGTCGCCGCATGGTCGATGGGCAAGGCGAAGTGGCAGACCTGCTACCGGATCGAGCAGGTGCCCGCATGATCGTCCCGGATTGGCTTTACGAGTTGACGTACAACCCGATTGGCTGGTGGGTCGCGACCTGGCTGGCCTTCCGTTTCGTCGCCCGACGCATCGCGTAAGTGGCTGACGCGCCCCCCTGCCTGTGCTTCTTGGTGGTTGCCACGGGCGGGGGGCGAATCTTTGGAATCGAAGGAGTAAGCGAATGGCAGAGAACGCCCATTACAAGCCAACGAATGAGGTAACGTAAATGCACAAGGAAGCTGGACAGAGCACGGGCGGGGGCATCCTGCTGGGCGGTATCGGCGTGGTCCTGATCTGCGGCGCGCTGTTCGGCTCGTGCGCTGGCATCAAGTCGTTCACGCGCTACCAGCGAGTCGCTGACAACAAGGTTGAGCGACAGGTCGCACGCGCTAATGCGAAGAACAAGGTGCTGATCAACGAGACGCGGATCAAGCAGACGCATCAGTTGATCCAGGTCGAGAACCAGAAGGCCGCGATCCGCGTGGCCGAAGCGCAGGGCATCCAGAAGGCGCAGCGCATCATCAACGCGAGCCTCACGCCGCTGTACCTGCAGCACGAGGCGATCAAGGCGCAGCTCGCAATGGCGAAGGGCGAGAACCACACCGTGGTCTACGTGCCGTCCGGTGACGTTGGCGTGCCGCTCGTGTCGCAGATCCCCGGAGCAGTCAAGTGACCGGGGTATCCGACACGCTGCGACAGTCGCCCACGAACATCACACGCCGCCCGCGCTCGAAGTGGGATGCGCTGGCACCCCTATTCCGGTGGCTCGGCGGGACAGCGATCCTGTTCGCGTCGGTGCGGGCTGGTGCCCCCGGCTGGCTGCCGTGGGCCGTGCTCGGCTCGGTCGGCATCTTGAGCGCGTTCATCCCAGATGTGGGCGAGGCCGTGGCCGACGCCATCGAGCGAGGTGAGCACCGATGATCGGAGACTGCGACCACGGCTACCAGCTCGACGAGCGATGCCCGGTGTGCGACCCCGCGCCCCAGGTATCCAACAGCGAGCGAGAAATGAAGCCTGATCCCACATGCCCGACCGTCGGCCTCTGCATGGGCGACCACGAGTGCCACGGTGGATGCAAGGACACGAAGCCTTATGCCGCCAACGGACGGGACCGTGGCCACGTCTGGAAGACGTACGAGGGAACCGACGACGTGGACATCTTTGGGTTCAACCCGTACGACCCGCACAACGGGCCGATCTGCGTGCGGTGTGGCTACGGCTACTGCCACCATTGCCAGCGAGGTCCCGACGAGGACTGTCCCGGCGAGAGGGTATCCGACAGCGAACCGGATCAGACGACTGATCTCTCAGGAAGTCTAGGGCCGTCTAAGGCCCAGCCTTATACGACGACGAACATCGCCGTCCGCGACGGGGCGCTACTCACCGAGCGTGCCCACGCCAAACTCGCGCACGCCGGCAACCTGCCACGACAGCGCGACTACGAACAGGTCGCGGCAGACGAGCGCGCGCGGATCGAGCGGATCATCGAGGCAATGGCGCACGGTCCTGCCGACGAGACGCACGTGCCGCTACGCAAACTGCTCGCCGCGATTCGAGGGGGCGACGATGCCTGAGTGCATGGCATGCGAGGACAAGCCGAGTGGCGACAACGTGCCCTGTGCCGTGTGTGGCAACGACAGGAACATGCCAGGCGATCAGGTAACCGGGACGCAACATCCATTGCCGACCATCGACGCGTGCATCGGCAGCGAGGGAACCATCATCCTCTCGCCGCAGGTGTGGCTCAGGCACCTCAAGGACGGCGAGAGCATCACGTCGCCCGTGCCGATGCCCGACGACCTACTCACCACCGACGAGTTCAAGCTCGCGGTCCTCGAACTGCAGCGGCAGCACGGCGACATGGTCCGATACCTGCAGGACTGGGCGACGGACGTCACCGAGCAGCACGAGCACTCGAATTGGGACGAGGTCCACAGCGACTGCACGGCGTGCGCCTATCAGGCGATGCTCGACCGTTGGGAGGCGAAGCGTGTCGACTGACCAGCGGCAACAACGGTTCGAGCCCCGTTCCGGCGACGAGGCCATCGCATACGAGGCGGGCCGCCGCGAAGAGCGAGAGGCGATCATCACCTACGGCGCGGGATGGATCGAGGGCTACACCGGCGACGACCTGCCGGAAGTGGCGATGGCGCTCGATGGGTTCCTGACCGACCTGAGGGAGCGGCAGCACGATGTCGACTGACCACGAAGCAAGGTTCGAGGACAAAGCGACCGCGTCGCGGCTCGTGTTCGACATCGACGACATCGGCGACCGGATGATGGGCGTGCGCTTCTCGCCGGCCGACACCGAGCGCATCAACGACGCCATCCTGCGCCTCTCGCGGGTGGTGGTGAAGTGCGGCCTCTACGCCACGTCGCATGGAGGGCCGAGCGATGCAATCTGACGACTGCTTCACCGGCACGTGTGGGCGATGCCGCTCGTGCGCCGCGAAGGCGACTGACCGCCAAGACGACTTGCCGCCCGATACGCGCCGGTGTCCGAGCCATGACGGTTCAACGCTGCACGGCTGCGAGCACTGTCGCGCCGAGGGCGAGAAGGCCGCGACCGAACGCATCGCTGCGCTGCTCGAATCGCCGTGGTGGAAGGCCGTCGAGGACGAATGGATGCAGTCGAGCGGCACGACGCGCGGAGAGATCGCGGCCGAGTGGTTGCGCGGCAAGGTGCCGCAAGGCGAGTTGGAGCCCAACGATGCGTGATACCACCGGTAGTCCGACCATCCACCCCGAGGGCGACGGCGTGACGATCTGCCCGGGATGCGGCAACGAGGTCCAATACCCCGAATCGTCGTTCCTCGGCGCGTTCGATGGGAAATCGCGATGGGGCCACAAGGCGTGCGTCGAGGGCATCCCGAACGACGTGCAGCGAACCAGGGCGATCCGTCGCGCGAAGCTCGACGCGCTCGTGGCACTCGCGAAGCGGAAGGTGGGCCCGCGTGACTTCGACGACCTGCACACCATCGACGCAGCCGAGGGAGTGATCGAGCGTGTCTTCCGTGTCGAATAGCAACGACTGCCTTGCAGCGCCCTGGACGCCCGGCCCGTGGGACTGGATGGACGATGGTGGACTCGACTTTGACGTGCGCCACGACTGCCCAGACGACGAGTACGACCGCCACGTCGCGACCGTCTCGTGTCAGGAGGTCGGCGTCCGCGAGGCGCTCGCGAACACGGAACTGATCTGCCTTGCGCCGGCGATGGCCGAGGCGATCCAGTACGCCGCGACGCAGCACCGCGACGGCAACGCTGTGTGTGTGGCCGAGCACTCGCGTCCCTGTGTCGTGTGTGACACCGCCGCGAAGCTGCGTGCCCTGTCCCGACCCGCCGAGGAGGCAACCCCGTGAGGATCCCGCCCCGACTATCCGACGACCAGGCCCGCAAGGCCATCGCCATCGTCGAGAAGTGCATGGCCGACCTGCGGGCGATCGGCGCGAACGACCTCGCATGGAAGATCCGCATGCTCCCCGAGTTCATCAAGCTCGACGATCGCGTGAAGGGGAAGTGGTCGTGACCGGGTTGCCTGACAGCGCATCGCAGAAGCGCAAGTATCTAGTGGCGCGCGTCCATGACCATCGCGATCTCTGCCATCGCCTCCGCGAGATCGGCATACGACACGCGTAGATGTAGCTGGTGCCACTCGGCCCCGACGATCACATGCTGCGGATCCTGCGGGTCGAACGTGAGGGTCAGCGGATCATCCTTGCCGATGTACGGCGTGCTGGGATCGGGATGATGCTGCGGGATGGTGACGGTGGTGAGCGAGATGATGGCCATGCGGGAGATCCTACCGGGCTCGCATGATGGACTCAGCGACGCTATAGTTGGGGCCATGCCTACCAGACAACAACTCGAGTACGCCGCCTCCCTCATGGATACCCTGCCCGCGATCGCGGATCGCCTGGGAATCACCGACGAAGCGTTGTTCAAGCTCGAGCGCACGCAGGAGAGCTTCCCTCTGCCGATCGCGGTATGGGGCAGGGCCAGGGTGTACTGGGTTGAGGAGGTGTTGGAGTTCCATCTGCATGTCGGACGCATCTATGGCCGGGGTAGGACAATCAGCGAGCGGAGGGCAAGTCGATGATCGATGGGGGCTGCGCCCTGGTTGTTGAGCGCGGGCGGCTCGAGGGATTTGTGGTGATCGACGGCCGGACGTGGTACGTGTTTTGGGACGGATTTCTCCCCTCGGACGGCGATCGGGGGGATCTCCGGACCCTCTTCCGCTACCAAGAGGTGTAGCGCCGCACACTGTAATGGGTCCGGCAGGGCCGCCTTCGGGCGGCCTTTGTTTTGCCGCCAGCGAGACCAAAACAAGTCCACGAGCCTGAGTACCGGCCCGATCGAGAGCAAAGAAAAACCCCCGAGTTCCGGGGGCTTTCCGTAGTGCGCGATGCTGGGATTGAACCAGCGACCCCTGCCATGTCAAGGAAGCACGGTACCGAATATCCTACCGACTAGGTAGCGTCACTTCGAAGCAAATGCCGATTCGATCGTCGCCACCTGTACCGCTTTCGCTACCGAGTAGGTAGTGCTAGGTTCAAGTCCACGAGCTGGCAAGACCACAGGCAAGTCCACCGGCTTCGCTACCGGCATGCTGGCCAGGTCGTACGCATCCAGCAGCGCCCGCTCATGGTCCTCGCCGTCACGCGCGAAGTGGCCGTACGTCTTGTCGATCATCTTCAGGCTGGTGCCCATGCGCTTCGCGAGCATGAACGTGTTGAGCCCCGCCCGCAGGCCCCACGTCGCGTAGGTGTGGCGCGTGTCGTACGGACGCATGTGCGGCAACGGCTCACGCCCCTGCTTGGCACGATCCTCGTTCACGCTGTCGATCGCCGCCTGCCACACCCGACGCCGCCAGTTGCGGATGTCCACCGGGTAGCCGTCCGGCGTTTGGAACACCAGCCCCGACTTGCGCTGGCCGATGATCTGCTCGAACGCCTGAGCGGCGCTTGCACGCAGCGGGACGATACGAGCGGGCGTCTTGGGCTTCACGATCTGCACCGGCAGGCGTAGTGCGTGGCTGGCCAGGTCCACATGCTCGACCCGCAGCTTCGGCCACTCCTGCGGACGTAGCCCGGTCCCGACCTGCGCGACGAGCCAGCCCTTGTAGTGCTCCTCCATCTCGGCTTCGAGTTCCAGCACCGTCTCCCAGTCGGGGATCGGGTACATCTCACTGGCCTGCGGTGCCGGATTCTTGATGCCCTTCGCCGGGTTCTCCGGAATCAGCTTCCAGAGGACCGCCTTCTCGAGCGCCTGCTTGAGGGCCGCGAACGCATCGTGCCTGGTGTTCTCTGTCGGCAGGCTGGAGCGCCATACTTCGAGGTCGTGTGGCTTGAGGCTGGCGATGCGCTTGTCGTCGAGTGGCGCGGCGTGCGCGAGGCGGAACCGCAGGCTGGTGACGCGCTCCTCGCTGGCGTGATGGGTGTCGAGGAACCGGTCGACGAGCTGGCCCACCGTCATGCGATCGTCGTGCGTGACGCCGCTGTCCTGTTCACGCATGCGCTGGCGATACCACTTCTCGGCGTCGCCTCGGGTTCGGAATCCGCCTTTGCGTCGTTGGGTGCCGGTGGCGTCGTAGTAGCGGACGCTCCAGGTCTTGCCGCGCTGGGTGTAGCTACCGGCCATAGCGGGCGTCCTTTTCTGGTGGCGATCGACGAGCCTCAGGCATGCGCCAGCACCACTGACGCGAACAGAAGCGCGCCCCCTAGCCAATACCCCTCATCGCAATTTGGGTGGTTGATGGCTGCGATGATGATGCCTCCGATTCCCAGGCCAACAAGCCCACCAATGATTTGCTGCATCAGTCGATCCTCCACTTCCAACCGTTCTCCGCCGTCACCCACGCCATCAAACGCATCGCTTCAGCATTCGGCCCCTCACCATCCAGCCGGTACGTGCAACGCGGCACCGGCCCATACAGGTAGTAGCTCGCGAGCATCTGGACAGTCGCAGTCAAGCCGCGCTCCCTTCACGTCGAGCCAGCACCGACGGGCCACTGGCATGATTCGGATCGTATTCGTAGAACCGCAGGACACGCGGCTCGAACTTGATCGGCACCGACTTGTCAGGCGCACCGTCACGCATCTTCGCGATCAGCAGCGAGCCATACCCCGTCCGTCGATCCACGCTATCGCGCGTCTGGTACACGAGCAGCACGTCGTCCGCGTCCTCCTCCATCGACCCCGACCCACGCAGATCAGCGATCGTCGGCTCCAGCTTCCGCGTCCTACCATCCCGATCCCGCTGCGGCTTCTTGAACTGCACGAGACAGACCACCGAGCAGTCAAGGTCACGGGTGATGCGATGAAGCTGGCCCGAGTAGCGCGTGAGATCCACGTACTCCCCCGCCGAGGTGCGTTCGAACTTGTGGAGGTGATCGACCGCGATCACGTCGAAGCGCTCGCGAGCCTGGTCCGCCCGGATCTGCTGCGGCGTCGTCGGACCACACTTCACGGTCAGGTTCCACGCGGCGATCTGCTTGCGCCGCTCCTCATACCGCGCCTGATCATCGATCGTCAGCTCGTCGATGCCCTTCGCCTGCTTCTGCGTGATGCACCCACCCTGAAGCGCGAGCGTACGAGCAACCTGTGCCGGCGTCATCTCGAGCTGGTACACGCCGACCTTCGCTCCGGCCTCGCACATCTCCTCGATCCACTGGAACATGACGGTGCTCTTGCCATCCCCGGAATACCCACCGAGATACGCCAGCCGGCCCTTCTCCCACGGGCCGTACTCATCCCGCATCGAGGGGAAGGGATACGGATACCCTCCGGCCGACTCGGATGCGCTCAGAATGGCGTCTAGAGGGCTCAGAATGGACGTGGAAGTCAGCGCCTTCATCCCCTCCGTCGAGTGCAGCCTGGAGCGTGCATCGAACACCGCCGTCTCCACCGCCGCGACGATCTCCTCAACCCCGCCACGCACCCGCAGCGCATGGTCCACGCCACCCGTCAGGTCACGCCGGATCGCCTCCTCGCGGATCGCCTGCGCATACTCCTCGGCCAAGTCCACACTGGCCAGTTGTGCCGCGATCCCGTACAGCGCCGTCGCGGTATCCACCACCCGCTCGGTCGCACCGAACGACCGCAGCTCCGCGCTCAACGTCAGCTCGTCGACTCGCTGGCCATCATCCAGCATGTCCTGCATCACGTCATAGATCGTCTGATGCGTCCGATCCACGAAGTCATCGCACCGCAGGATCGCCGCGACCTTCGGTGCCACACGCGGACTGCTCACCATGCACGCGAGCACGGCCTGTTCAAGTTCGTGCTGTCCCTTGTTCTCGCTCACTGACCCCTCCCCAGGATGTCGTACCGTGTTGATGTGTTAGTTGAGTTGGGGCCAACCATCGCTGGCGCTTCCTCCGCATAACTCTGTGCGGCCTTCTTCGCATAGTTCACATTCGGTATGCCCTTCGCGATCGCAGCCTCCGCACCGAACGCCAGGGCGTCGTCGCCATGAGCGTTACGCGCGGCGGTAAATGGCTGGTAAATCTCGTTCACTACGCGACGTAGCGATACCTTCTTGGTCTTGTTCTGCTCCGCGAGCAGCTCCGCCATCGACCTCGCGAGACTGGAAAGCCTCGGCCCAAGCTGGCTAGCAAGGTCGTCGACCTGCCGCTGAAGCTCCTCGTCCGTACTTGCGCCCACCGTCACGCCCTTAGGTCGACTGGCCCGGTCACTCTCCGCAACCAGATCGACCTCGAAGCCGCCGCCATCCTGCGGAACGATGCGCCCCGTGATTCTCCAACTGGCCAACAGTACCCTCCCCGTCGTCGGTAGTCAGCAACACGCACTCTACCGAATCGGCAGCGCCGCGCAAGGGCGGACTTACGGATTCACGAAGCTACTCGTACGTAGATCAGAAGTATCACCCCGCTAGATACCGAGTAAATCCCCGTCCTGAAGCCAGAAAGGGGGCCACGCGGCCCCCGATCCCCCATAAACTACGTCATTCCCTATTCACTTCCTAACAGGTACCATTGCCGATACCGATAGGCTTGACGACCCACCAAAGCGGACATACGGTAGGAACCATGACAAGCGCCCCACAGATTGCACCCATCCCCGAACCAATCGGTAACATCGCGACGGTGACTGACCTGCCGCCGCTGAACCCAGGCAAGCTCCTCACCGGAGCCAACATCCGAGCCGCCCGCAAGGCGCAACGCTTCACCAAGCGACGCTTCGCGGAGGAACTGGGTGTTACCGAAAAAACGGTCTACAACTGGGAACACGAAGTATCAGAACCCGAGGGCGAGAACCGCATCAAGGTACTCGAACTTCTCGGCCTAGAGGACCCGCGCATCGTGGGTACCGGCCGCGTGCTCTCGCTCGATTCCGGAACCGATCAGGTCGCAGCGATCAAGAACCAGATCGCTTCCCTGCGGGCCGCGCTCGAGACACTGGCATGGCAGGTCGATCAACTAGAGCGATGACCGGCGACGCTGCTCGCGCTCATTGATCGAACGCACAACCTGCCGAACCTCGCCATCACTCATCGGCGGGCGAACCCTGCGCTCATTCCAGCCAAGCAATAGCTCGAACGCGATCGCAGGATCAACACTCTTCCGTAGCAGGTGACCGGCCAACTCGGCGCACCGCTGGTTCCTCTCGCCCTTGCCAACCACGCTGCTGAACGCGTCGACCCACGCCCCGGTCGGGCGTCCATTCTGTGGGGCCTGAGACGCCTCCAGAAGCCACGCGGGACACTCGGCGGGTGGTAGATCCTCTAGCGATAGGCCATCCACCCAGCGGTACTCAGCGCCGCTCGGATGCACGCTCGGCGGAACAACCACGAAGCCGCCATCACCACGCACGTCAAGATCCGGGGCGAGGCGCACAGCGTTCTTGACTGGCTGGCCAGGGTGCCGCAGGAAATAGTGCTTGCCATTCCCTGTTGTCGCAGTCGGCGTGACGGGCAGGCCCAGCTTGTTCGCTTCCAGCACGCCCTGCTCGCTGTCGCAATCCACGACGACGACACCAGACAACTCGCCCGTCACGAGCCCGAGGTTATGCCCCTCGTGCAACCACAGCTCAACATCGGCGCGACTGGCCCGCTCGGACTGAGCATGCGCCCACTTGCCAACCGGCATCTTGCCGCGCGGCTCGACGGGGATCAGCGAAAAACCGTGTTCCAGATACGACTGGATCACTTGGCGTCCAGATCAAACTCGACGCCCACGTAGAAGATCAGGTCCGCGATCTCCTGAAATCCCTCCACCTGGATCTCATCCTTCGACAGTGACCACGCGCGATCGCCGTACTCAGCAGCGCCGATACCCGTAGCGCGCTCGACAGCCATCTCCACGAGATACGCCCAGATGGCCGGATCAAGTATGCGGCTCACGATGCGATACCGCGCCGCCTCGGCGTGGGCACGGATGGTCTGCTCGGCATCACGCATCGAGCACCACCAGCACGTCATCGACCTTGATGATCCGCGCATGCTCGTCATCAGGAACCGAGTGACCTGCATACCCGGACACGACCACCCGCTGGCCAGCCTCGAGATCCTTCACCTCGCGCCCGATTGCCTCGACCACACCGCGTCGAATCTTCTCCCGCTCGACAGCCTGGCCGGGGAGCACCACGCCACCCGCGCTGACCTTCTCCTCGGGAGTGTCGAGACGCACCAGCACGCGATCGCCCAACGGTCGCCACATCATCGGTCGTCTCCTCGAATCGAGGTGAGCAGGTCGGCCACGTCGCCAGCCTTCGGGTTCTCGGCCCACACCTCGATGATCCGCTCGATCCGCGTGCGCTCGGCGTCGACTGCCGCGTGGATTTCCGCGCACCGCTGCTCCGCACTAGGGCACACGCACTCGTCGGGGGCGCAATGGCCGTCGCAAACGGTGTAGTCGTGAGCACTACTCATCGCACGCCCTCCCGAACACCCGCATACACCGTCGGCCACACACCACCACGCGGACGCGGCTCAGTCTCATACCGATGCCACGCGCCCTCCGCGTCCTGATGCAAGTACGACTCCCGCACCTTCGCCACCGGGTACCGACGACCATCAGCCGGACCCCACATGAACTCCAGCTTGTGCAACTCCTGCGTCTCGAAGTTCACGCCTCCACCTCCTCCCGCTCCCTCGTGAAACGCACATCGCGCGTGTCCTGACCCGACAGGCCCAACGCGATCGCGCAACACTCCACACACAACCCATACAGCGACGACGAGTGGAACCAACTTCCGCAACCCCCATGACCGATAGGGCACCCATCGCCGCAATAACGCCCGTACTCCGACCACCCCTCAACCCCCGTATCCGGCAGAGCCAGCGCCAGCTCCACCATGCGCCCCGTCGCCACAGCCAGATCCTCCGCCGTGAGTGCCGTGACGTTCTTCGCAACGCCCTTCAAGATCCGACGCAGTACCTCGGAATCAACCCCGGTGACACGACCCGCTGCCTCGCAACTACCGTCGACTCCCGGCATGGCCAGCACGATCTCAACCCACGGACGGACCAGCTCGGCCGACACCCTCGGCGTACTGAACAGCCACCGTCGATACGCTTTGTCCGCACGCGTGCCGGGGTTGTACTTCTGGTCGTAGTGCTTGCGGCAGAGGTCGCGCTTGTAGATGACACGAGGGCAGTCTTGCTCGTCGCACGTATTCATCGCTTCGCCTCCTTCCACGCCTTGAAGCACGCCTTACACACCAGCCGCTTGTCGTGATCGCGGTAGTGATCCTCGGTCGGGCTGATCTTGTTCGGGCAGAACGCGCACTTCTTCACCGCGCCGCCTCCACCAGATCAAGAAGAGCATCGAGGCCCAGCACTACACGCCACGGCTCCCGGCTGCGACGGAACACGACGAGCGGTACGCACCCATCGGGACAGTCGCCCTCGGCCTGCTCAACCCACGAGGGGATGGACAGGCGTTCTTGCCGCTTGACCTCGACGTGCATGCCGTCCCAGCCCTGGATGTCGCCCTTCCAGTCCATGCCGCCTGACAGTGGCGTGCGGCGCATCTCGATCCCGAGTCGGGTCTTGATGATGCCGGCCACCTCACGCTCGGCGCTGGCCCCCTTATTGCGGCTGGCTCGCCCGCCCATCCCCTCACCCCTCCACGATCACCGCGTCGAACACACGCACCAACAGGTCGATCACCTGCTGGTCAGAATCCACCGTCGTCAGCAGCCGGCCCGCCCGGACGAAAGTTGGGATCGTCGGCGTACACGTCGAGGTAGCCGCGCTCGTTCTCCTTGACCGTGACCTCGTACGGGCCAGCGTTCTTCAGGAGATTCGCGAGCTGGATCGACGCGAACTTCTGCTGCCCCTCGGTGCCGCCCGCGACGACGTAGCGCATGTACGTCAGCTTCTCCTCGCCCAGATCGAACCCGATGCTGATGCACGTCTGATCGTCGTTGAACTTGTTGGGGCCAACGCCCACGAACTTGATGCCTGCCTTCGCCATTACTTGCCTCCGATAGTTGTGTTGGTTCCAACCTGCCAGCGAGCTTCGTGCTCGTGTACCGCGACATTGAGCGCGTCGAGAACAGCCTCGAAGCTCCCGTCGTCGTATCCGTCCACGCGCGTCAGTTCGATGGCCAGTGTCACGATCTTGTCGATCGCGTTGAACCGCTGACGCTGCGCGTCGGGCTTCGTGATCTCTTCGAGCACGTCGGGTGCTACCGCCGAGAGGGCAATGGCCAGCTCGCCGTTGCGCTTACGGAGCGCCAGGTTCTCAACCTCGGTACGCCTGATCTGATCGAGGTATCCCTGCGGCGCGCTCACTTGATCGCCTCCCGCATCCGGTCGATCCACAACTCGCGAGCGAACCGCTCACGCATCGCGTCGATGGCCGCCCGATCCGACTTGTATAGGTCGTGCTCGACGGGTCGCGCGATGACGTGCTTCGACTCCATCTCCCGCATAGCCGTGGCGTATGTCCTCATGTCAGCACCGCCACTCCGGCAGCGACGAGCGCCATGCCAATGATCGCCCGAGGGGTCTGACCCCTAGCCCCCTTGAGCACACTGAGCGACGCCGCCATGACAAGGAGCGCCCCGTACCCGAACATGAATATCCCGAGTGCCGTGCTCACGCCTTCGCCGCCTTCGCCTTCAGGGCCGTCAGGGCCTCGGTGAATCGCGAGGCTAGCGTGACCTCTGCCTGACGCTTGGCCAGCGCGGGGTCCGTACCAGCCGCGACTGCTGCTGCGAACAGCTCGTCAGCCTGCGCCTTCGTGACGTACTCCGGGCCGGGGTTGTCCTTCTTGGCGGCGGGCTTCTTCGCGGCTGCCTTCAGTGCGGGCTTGCCTTTGCTGTCGTCCTCGGGGTCGTCGCCCGTGGGGATCAGCAGGGACTTCATCAGCGCGTACTTCACCGCCCCGGTGATCGCCTTGTAGATGCCCTTGTCGGACCCATCCTCGCCCGTGCCAGCAGCGGCCACGGTCCAGGTCGCACCCGTCTCGCCACACGCGAACGTCATCTCCACGGCCACATCAGTCAAGATCGTTGGCCGCCCCTTCGACGATTCGATCTTGCGCGCCTCGATCATGTGGCTGGATACGAACACGGCGATGTCGCGCTTGGCCAGCTCGCGGCGTACGGCGTCACTGACATCGGCCTCGGTCGCGTACTGATAGCCGTGAAACGAGTTCTTGCCTCGCTTCGGGATGCGATCCACGGCATCCATGACTTCGGCCATGCGCTTGAACAGGCTGGCCGGGTTGGGTGTGTCAGTCGACACTGATCTTCTCCCCTCGCTTGGACTTGTCATTGAGAACGCGGTACAGATCGAGCACGGCGTTGAAGTCGTCGATCGTGAACGGGCTGCGCTGCACCTCGGAGTCGCCGTCCTCGCCCAGCCGCACGACGTGGCCCTCGACTGGCGAACCCTCGGGGATGTATCCGCACTCCACCGCCGCGTCGATATACGCAGCCGTCTGGATCAGGTGGCTCGGGTGGATGCCCTTTGAGGTCTTGTAGTCTGCTACGACGTACACCCCGTCAGGACGCTTCGCGATCAGGTCGCACGTGCCAGCGAACAGATGCTTCGTGGAGAACAGCCGCGCCTCGACTGCGACGATCTCCCACTCGGCCACGTCGAATGCCGTGTACCACTTGACCAGCGCGTCGACATACCCCCGACTGGCATTGGTGCCCGAGGGCAGATCCTCCAGCTTGCCATCGCGCAGCAGGACTTCCGCGACGTTGTGAACGTCCGTGCCTCGAGCGCCAGCCGCCTTGAGGAACTTGTGCGGTGCGTGGTTGGTCTGCTTCGCGGCCTCGTACAGCGCGTCGAAGTTCTCGGGCAGCTTGCCGTCGTACCGCTCGACGAGGTACTGCGCGGCCTTGAGCCCGAGCTTGAAGCCGTGCCAGTCAAGACCTGGCTTGGGGAGTGCGCCCCCGAGGATGGTCGTGACACTAGGCACGGTGGTTTCGGTGCCGTCGTCCGCGACGTGGACGTACTTGCGGCCCCTGCCCGTGGTGACTTGCTTGATCTCCGCCATCAGCCGCACACCAGCCCGTCAGGCGAGTACAGCGCGTTGGCAGCCGTGACGAGCGACGCGGCCACGATGATGACGTACATGACGACGACAGCGGTTTCGAGGCGATTCACGATGCCGCCCCCGAAGCGAAGCGAACCCGCTTAGCCAGATCCGACACAATCTCCTCGTACGCGTCAGCGTTGCCCGAGTAGAAATCGATGTCACTGTTGGCAAGCTTCTCGGCTGCCGCGTCGAGCAGGATCGCCGCCGCATCGAGTTCGGTGGCCGCCCTAGCCATCAAGTCCTTCGCCTCAGACACGGCATCCTTGCCGGACCCTTCTCCCTTGCATGTACCGCAGCACCCCACCGGATCTCCCCTCCGATTACTTGCAACAGGGAGCACTCTACCCACCGCGCTACCGACTTACTACCTACTCGATGTGGTATTCGGTAGATTCAGTGGAGAACAGGTAGCGATGGACGGTTCGCCTACTACCGACCCGTAGACATACACGCGGGCGTGAATTCTAGCGCGCGCTCAGAGGGGCCTGAGAGCCATTCTCCGGGCACGCGAGGCCAAATAGGTATCGACCTACCAGCAAGGGCTCACATGCGAGACGCTCACGCCCGAGACTCTCCCTCAACGACGAAAGAACCCCCGCCGAAGCAGGGGCTCAATCGCGCGTAAAAGTATCCGTTATGACTCGTTCTAGTATCTGCCCGGCGTGCCCCGGTATGTACTTACTCGCCCGAGCTGCTCGATCTCCTCAGGCGCGTTCGCCGGTTGCATGGGGACCCAGCGGACCTCAGTACACCTCGACGGACCATGCGGCGCATTCGCCGGGTATCCGATCGCCAACCACGTCTCATACCCACACGCCTTGCAACGCGAATACACAGCATCAATCACGCCGAACCCCCCGCCGCTGACCACTCCATCTTCGACCCCTTCGACCAGCCCCCACAGGCCCGACAACGGAATCGCTGATACGCACGCGTCGCCGTATACGCGAACCCACGACGCTCCAGCTCCTCATGCTCCGCGCCACACTTGCCACAGCCAGGCTCGTCGCGCGGCCCGCCGATCAGCGCCATGTTCACCTTCGCAGGAACCCACGGCTCCAGCTTCTCGTGCAGCGGCTCGAGCAGATCCACGTCCTGCCGGCAGTAGCGGCTCATCATCGCCCACGCCTTGCGCCGCACCTCGGGCTCCACGTTATCGTCGAGGCATCGACGCCACAGTGAATGCCCGCCGTTCTGGACCTTCGTGTCCCCGATCAGCACGTCCGCCACGTACGCGAGCTTCTTGCTGGGGAAGCGGAAGTTCTGCTTGACGATCTTGAACAGATCCAGCGACACGCACGGGCTCGGCGGGGCCATGCCAGCCATCGCGAACTCCCCTTGCAGGATCTTGAGATCGAAGCCGTCGCCGTTGTACGTGACCACGACATCCGCCTCGTCGAGCAGGGCGTGGACCCTGGCCAGCATCGCCTCGTACTGATCCAGCTCGCCGCTCGCTCCGTTGTAGATCCCGACCCACTTGGCCTTAGCGCCGTGTCGCCACTTGTAGCCGAAGCCAATCGTCTTACTGGCCTGCCGGAGCTGCGCGAGCCCGACGTTCTGATTCCAGAGGCTCCACACGTCCGCCACGTTGGGAGACGTTTCTATATCGAGGTAGAGCACCTTCACGTCAGTCATCGTCGCCCCCGTACCACGTCATCTCGTACTGCGTAGGCAGGAACCGCTCCGGCCCGAACTGCACATCTGGTCGAGGTCGACTGCGAATGTGAATGCCCTCGCGGCTCGCGCGGGTCACGATCACCAACTCGCCAGTCTCGCCCAGACTGAGCCGATCACCCGGCCTGAAATAGTCACCCACGCTTGCTCCCCCCGAAGCGACCCGGACTGCCGCCGCCACCCGGCACCGGATTCAGATTCACCGCCCACACACGACGAAGCACGCCCTCGCAGCAAGGATTGGCACAAGCCTCGCCATCCTCGAAAGGAAGCTCGACCTCGACCACCTCGCCGCAGAGGGCGCACCTAGCATCGACTACAGCCATGTCACGCAGCCTTGTCGCCGCGACCGACCACCGTGCCCGCCAGTACGACCAGCGCAGCCGGCAGATCCTTGTCACCCGTCGCGATGTTCACGACCACCGCCGCGACGATCGCAAGACAGGCCAGCACGTTGTATCCATTCCTCGACATCGGTTCCCCCTCAGTTGTGTTCGACCCAACTATCACTACAGCTTGTCACCGTCATGGCAGGTGAAGATCGGACCATGCGCCGCGATCTCCTCCGAGTGACGAATCAGGAACGGCCCGCGCTCCTGACCGTGGCTCCACACCAGCGGGTCCTTGCCGGCCTTGTAGACCACGACGACGTGAACACCTGACCCGCGCCCGTAGATGATGAAGTCGCCGGGCTTCACGTCCTCCAGCCGAGTGCTGGGCGTGGCCAGCCGCAGCGTCCCCGTGTATCCCGAGCCGTCGTAGTCGCGACCGTTCGGGTCGGGTCGGCCAGCCGCGCGGTAGAGCTGCGTCGTGGTAGCCGAGCAGTCAGCACTCAGCGGCAGCTTGCGATCGCGGATCGCATTCGGGTTGAACGGACGCTCCTGGAGGTAGTGGATCTGTGGCTCGTTCGCGAGTCCCCAGTCCATCGCCTCGACGATACGCACGCGCCACGTCGGCAGCTTCTTCCAGCCACGCCGCCACCGCTTCGGATGCGAATGCTTGATACGCACCCACACGCGCTTGTACTTCGGTTCCTTCATCACTTCCCCCCGTAGTAGTCGATCAGTGTGTTCACGCCGCCAGTCAGGATCGCGGTAGCCACCGCCGTCTTGACCATGAAAACGTTGAGCCGTTCAGCCAGGTTCTTGACCTCTGCGACGAGATCGCGGTGACCGTCCTTGAGGTTGGCGACTTCCACTTCAAGCCTCGCGATGCGGACCTCGGGTGACTCCTCGGGGCTCATGCGAACCGCCCCTTTCGCTTAGGGGCTCGCAATGATCGTGCTGCATGGAGGTGGTCGTCGTGACCAGCCACAGTCATGCCTTCGATGAGCTTGCCGTCTTTGATGCCGAAACCGGCCGGGTTATAGAAGAACTCCGAGAACTCGCCCGGATGCTGCCGCGCGTACTCCGCAAACCGCTGCAACGCCGCCGGGCTATTGGTCGCATCCCCGAAGTCGACCGCCTCTCCGCGATAGTGGTACGAGCCCGGCGCGTGGTGGCCGCCCGTGGTCTGCTCGACACCCTGCACGTTCAGCCCGAACTGCTTGCCGAGCCGCATCACATCCTTATACGACCCGGCCTGCCCGCGCTTGTGCGTCCAGTTGAATCCACCAGCGGGAGCCGTCGTGCGTCCGCTAATCGGAGCCCGTGTGTCCGATCCCTGCATCAGCAGCATCCGCACCATCGGGCTACGACGCTCAAGGAATCCGGGCGGCAGATCCAACCCCGGCGCAGGCATGGCCGGTGAGGACCCTGAGGGGGCTTGAGGCGCGACGCGAGCAGGCTTGGCATGGTTGATGCCCCCGAGCATCCCCTTCGCCTTGCCGTACGTGGACCACGCCGAGCCCTTGCCATTCGCGAACGCCCACGAAGCGGCCAGCGCCTGAGCGCGAGGATCGCGCCAGTCCATCGGGATCCCCTGCCACGCCTGCGGGTTCGCTTCCCGAGCATGACGAGCATACGCGGTGAACGTGTCCTTGATGAACTGGAACGGGCCGCCCGAGGGATGACCCGCCGCCGCATTCGAATCCCACGTATTCACATCAAACGTGGTGCGTCCCGAGTTCTCGAGCTGATTCACCGCACGAAGCAGGCGATCATCCGTCCCGTAAGCCTGAGCCGCGAATGCAAGGAAGTTGTCGTAAGCCGAGGCCATAGTTGGGTTCACCCAAACCTAAGGGTTGCTGAAACAGTAGCGGCGGGTCCCTCACATACACGCGCGAGGTAGCATTAGGGCATGGATCCGCTCGTCGCTTTCACCAAGTACCGACACGCCACGACCTGTCACGGCTGGTGGGCCTGCCTCGGCGGAGGCGAACAGGTCGCGCTCATCGTCGGCGGGCTGGTATGCGTCGCCGCGATCATCGTGGCGCTCATCATCAAGAAGGGCTAGGCACCCCTCGCCGCACGAGCCCGAGCCGCATTCACATCAAGCGTGCGCAGCGGCACACCGAAATACGATGCGAGCGCATTCCTGAACGACGGCTCAAACAACGGGTCGTAATCCAGGCCCTCACGCTGCGCCTTGCGCTGTTGCAGCCACTCATCAAGCAGGCGCTTCTGCGCGAACGAGTTGCCGCCCTGCTTCGCGAGCCGCTGCACGAACGACATCTCACCCTTCGGGTCAACCTCGCCGCCATAGAAGAAGTCCCGGTTGGCCAGCGCCTCGAGCGGAGCCTTCAGCAGCGGGTTGAACTGGGCCAGCGGGTTCTGCGCTCCCTGCTGGCGGCCGGGCAGTACCGCGCCCGACATCATGCCCGTCAGATCCGCAGGCGTCATAAACGGGTTGAGACCCTGCGTGACCAGCGCGGTATCGCCCTTCAGGCCAACCATGCCCTGGAGGAATCGCGGCAGATCGCCGTAGCGTTCCTCCACAGCATTGAGCCCCTGCTGGCCAATGTTCGCACCAATCGCAGCCTTCACCGGCTCATCAGCAACGAGCCGCGCCGTGCGCCTCGAGATGCCCTTCATCCACGCATAGAACGGGATGGCTCGCTTGACGACGCTGCGCTCGAAGTTCGACAGATCGGAGAAGTCGATCATGTCCGCAAGCACGCGCTCGGTCACGGTATCCGCGAACTGCTCGTTGTTCCAGAGCGCCCTAGCCGCGTCCCCCCAGCTCGTACCGGGATGCGCCTTGCGGTAGCTCGCGACATGCGGCTTCATCTCCGCAATCCACGCAGCCTTACGCGTGTGATCGTCAGTCAGCTTCGCGTTCAGGTTGCCGAGGAAATCCGAGACGCGACGCATGCCACGGGTGACGACGTTGCCGCCCATGCCCGCCAAGTCCGCGAGGGATTCATGCGCCCACGAGAAGTCCGTCAGCTCCGGCACGAGTTCATCGACGACCTTGCCCTTGCGGCCGAACTGCTCGACGTACGCCTTCACGCCGCGAGCGCCATGCGCGACCGCGAGCAGGAGCATCTGGCCGACGAAGTTGTTGACGATCCACGCCGGACGCAGGTTGAGCGTCAGCGACCGCCACACGCGCGTCGGAGCATCGATCCACTTGCGCACGAAGTTGCTGGCCCGCTGGAACTCGCCCGCGACCTCGGAGTAGAACTTCACCGGCACCACAGGCACGAGATCGGTCTTGCCCGCGAACGTGCTCGGCGCGACAAAGGATTCCTCGAGCGCCCGCAGGAACGACTCGTATCCGGGTGTACCCTCCAGCACCGAGCGGCCCTGCTCAAGGATGCGATAAACGCCGTCGATCTCCGGCTTCAGCGCGTCACCGATGACCTTCCACTCGCCCGACGCGGCCAGCTCGGCAGCTTCCTTCGGGCTGACCATGTGCGCGTACCCGAGC